CCCTGGAACAGTTAGCGTCAAACAACTCTCAGGAGCCCTTGCTAAATTTAGAAAGCAATACGAAACCAACGCCCTCATTGAGTTAGAGTTACTCCGTCTGTTTATGGCAGATGAGAGAAACTTTAAAAACATTGGCGATGAAGCACCGATGCTGTATAAGATGTACCTTGCTTCTTTTGGGAAGAAGATGAATCAAGCCAGAGAGAACCTTGGTCTTAATAAAATTAACGCCCCAATAGATACAGCAGTTAAGATGGGAACAATGCAAGCAAGCGATGGACGTACTTTCCAGAATTCACTTTCTGGTAGAGCACAACTAGCAAGATACGAAAAACGACTAAAGGAGAATGTAAATGGCTAAAAAGGTAGTAAAAACATTTAGTGCAAATCTAAATAAAAATCTTGAAAAGGGTGGAGCATGGATGGCTATCGTCAGTGTAACAACTGACGGTATCGATGGCACAGAAATACTGAACACATCTGCATGGTCTAACGCATCAGCAGGCAAGCGCTGGGTCAAGAGCCAAGTGCAAGCACTTACACCACGCAAGAGCGTGAAGATGATTGCAGGCGAAGGCAAAGACGCTAAAGGAAAGCCAACATCTTTTGTTGGTGTTGTAACTTTTAGATCAGAATAACTTGCAATTGATAAGACAAGGCATAGAGTTAGAAGAGTTAGAAAACTCGGTAATTCTTACTATTAAAACAAAATGTCCAAGTAAATGGCGTTTAGTAGATATTGAAAATGGTCGTGTATTTATGGGTAACTCTGGGGGTTCTTGGATTGAAATGAAAGAATTAGAATGAAAAAAGTTATTTCTTTTGATCCGTGCACTCAAGAAGTTTCTACCATTGAAACTTATCCCAAACCTTCAATAAAATTTATACCAGAATGGTATAAAAAAATTCCACCATTTACATCTGGAGCCAAAAAGTTAAAGTTTCCATTAGGTCATGGAATGCCTAACTCAACTTTAAAAAAATGCGTTCCATTTTTAGACGCTATAACCTCTGGTTATATGTTTTATTTATCTGAAGATGTTTACGTAGAACAAGTAGACAACGAACCATTTATAAGGTGGAGATCTTCAGATGAAGTAATCACTTGGCATACTTCTAATCAATATGAGGGGTTTCATATACCTGATACACACCACAATATGGTTGCTAAATGGGCTAATCATTGGATGATAACTTTACCCAAAAACTATAGTATTTTATTTTCTCATCCATCAAATAGGCTAGATTTACCATTTTTTACTTTATCAGGATTGGTTAGTCTAGATTCATACTCTCTTCCCGTTCAATTTCCTTTTATTTTGAAAAAAGGTTTTGAAGGTATTATTGAAGCAGGGACTCCTGTGTGTCAATTAAATATTATAAAAAATGAATCATGGAAAACAGAAGTAAAAAAATACGATGCTCAAAGAGTTTATAAAAATAGTAAACTGTTTTGGAAAACATTTGTAGGTTCTTATAAGAAAAACTTTTGGAAAAGACATAGTTACGAATGATGGAGTTTAGTTTTTTTTGCCCGTCTTGTAAAGACAAGACACACGGCGTAGCAATTGAACGGGGTAGTATGAGTAAGGATTTAAAGTGTTACTCTTGTAATACCGATTGGGAAAAAGTTATAGTAGATAGAGGGGCAGATGAATAACAGATTAATTTATCCAACTAATAATAGAGCGCTCAGATTTTTTGGCGATGTAATGATAATGATTGGTTCCTGGATCCTAAATGTAGGCATGCGGTATGGCGGTATGTATGAGTATGAGTTTGAAGACGACGATGTATGACATCAATCAACTCTCAGCCTTAAAGAAGCACTGGCTACTTCGTAACTCAAATATCCCACGTCGCTTCCTCGGCCTTGAGCCACAAGACCTTGTGGACAGAGCGGGATCCTTTCCTGACGAGGTGAGTACGTGGATAGATGACTGCGTGAGCGGTCAGGTCATAAAGCAGATCGGCCATATTGGAGTTAATGGAGTTGGTCTTCTATTTGATGGCGGACCTGGAATTGGTAAGACGACCCACGCAGTAGTTGCTGCTATGGAGTTTGTTCGCCGCCTTCCTGATACTGATGCTGATGCTGCAAGAGTATTGGGCATGAGTGCATCTGACTTTGGTCTTGGCGCTAGGCCCGTGTACTACATGACTTATCCTGAATTCTTATCTAGAAAGAAAGCAACCTTTGATTCTGACTTTGAGGATAAGAAGCAATCTGTCTATGAGATAGATGGCTTTCATGGCAGATCTAAATTTGATTGGTTAAATGTAAGAATTCTTGTGATTGATGACTTAGGAAAAGAATACGGTTCTAAGTACGATGACTCATCTTTTGATGAGATACTACGTCTTAGATACGACAAGGCTCTGCCAACAATTATTACAACCAACGTGAGGTTAGAGAATTGGGAAGCAGAGTATAGGGAAGCGATGGCAAGTTTTGCTCACGAAGCCTTTATTCGAGTCCCAATAGTCGGTGCAGATTTAAGAGCAGCACAATGAAAGGGATGAGCATGGAAAGTCCTTGGCGGACAGTTCAACTGTTTATCTCGTCTCAGGCTGCAGGTGTGTTTGAGGTTGAGGTTGATACTGGAACAAAAAGAGTTAGGTGTAGTTGTCCTGTTTGGAAAAAGAGTTTAAAGTGCAAGCACGTTTCTTTTGTTAACAATAAGATGAGAATGAACAATGGACACTATTCAATCCTTGTGCCAGAAGAAATCCCCGAAGAGTTAGCCGCACAAGCCAACTCTGATCCAAAGAAATTTCGTGATTTTGTAGTTAGGTATGCTAAAGTCGAGGTACTATGAAAAATGGAGACATATCAAACGTCTCCTCTCCGCAAGTCATTTGTGTAACAGATGTAGTAATTACTTTAGTAGAAGAAGTTACTAAAAAGTTATTAGTTACAAAAGTTGGCTTAAAGTTAGGGGAAATAAATCTTCAGAGTGCTAACAAACTCTGGTTGTTATCAAACAACTACGGTATTTCTTTAGAGTTAGCAGGTTATGCTGATCAAGGATGGACCAAAGAGTTACTTGAAAAAGCCTTTGAAAAGTTAGAAAGAGAAGTAGTAAATCCATTTAACTATTGGAACCTCTATGAAGATCCAGGTGAGTTAGTTAGAAAACTTCCTTACCGTGCTAATCTTCGTGGCGTGGTAGATGTTCAATGGAGAGTAGCAAGATACGGATCAGCAGGAATAGAAATAGATAACTTGTAAGAGGGGGCACTAAATGGCATCTGACAACGAACATCGTTTAGTCAGTAAGGTCATCCGTGATCGAGACATTGTTCCAGCACTACAACGTGGTGTTAATGAGTCTTGGTTTTTAGATGACGACAACCGTAAAGCATGGTCATTTGTTCGTAAGCATTATGGTGAGTACAGCGAAGTTCCTACTGCCGTAACGGTTAAAGATCATTATCCCAATTACAAAGTTTTGGATGTTCAAGACAATCTTGAGTATCTGTTGGACACCATGGTTGACTTTCGTCGCAGATTACTTACTCGACAAGGACTTGAAACTGCAGTCGAACAATTACAGGATAATAATCATGATGCCGCTCTACTTGCAATGGAAGCAACAATTACCAAAGTTAATGCACAAGGAATTCTTGGTACACATGAAATAGATTTAACTAAAAATACAGAGCAACGTTATAAAGAGTATCAAGCCCTACAGAATGAAGAGTTCTTAGGTATTCCTACTGGTTTTTCAAAGATAGATGAAGCAACGGCAGGTTTACAAGGCGGTCAATTAATAACAATAATTGCTCCACCAAAAACTGGTAAGTCACAGATTGCATTAAAGATGGCTGTCAATGTTCACATGCAGGGATTTATTCCGATGTTCCAATCTTTTGAAATGAACAACCACGAACAACAACAAAGACACGATGCAATGAGGGCAAATATTTCTCATGGCAGATTACGTCGTGGAAAACTATTACCAGCAGAAGAAGATAGATATATAGATATTTTAAATAAAATGGAAACCGAACCATCTTTTCATTTAATTGACGCTGTAAATGGAATTACGGTTTC